TAGTTCTGAAGAAAGATGTGGAAAATACCATTTAACATTAACTGCTAAAGTTCCATCTTGACGAAGATATTTATCTACATCAATTGTATTTTCAGGTGTATTAAAATATTTTGCACTTAATAAGTTTATTTTAGTAGTCATTGTTTTTTCTTTCACAATTCTTCCCATATTCGTTTACAATGACAAACTTCATCTTTGTTATCAATAAGATAAAGAGAGATTACTTCTTTGTTTAATTTATTGTCATCGCTACCTAAATATGGATAAGTTAATTGAATAGCATATTTATGTTTTCTTGTTAAGATTAATGACTGAACAGGCCTATTGCTAATATCAAGAATATTAAACTCTGTTTTTAGATAGTCTTTAATTGAACCAATATAAACATATTTAAAATATTTATTTGGAACTGGTCTTGGTGTATATCCATCATTTTCTTTATCATTGGCAATTAACCACATTCTTTCTAAATGAATAATATATTCACCATCTTCTGTAGATTTAAATTTAGTTAAAATGTTCATAGTCTCTTTATTTCCCTTTGTTTTTATTTTCTTTTTCATCCATTATTATAAATTCATTTTCCCATATTGCAAAATCTAAATTCATCTCTAAATCTAGATTCCAATCAAATGGGATTACTTTTTCGTAATTATTTCTATCATTATCAGGAAACATATAATTAATTCCTTTCTCGATCACGAATAATTTTAAGAAATGTAGCATCTCTTTCTTTATATGTTAATTTAGACATAACTAAATTTGCTTGTTCTTCAGTTAAATAGAGATAATCTGTATACATTACTTTTTCTCTATCATAACTTCCACCTGTAAGTGGGTCAATTCTTATAGTCATTGTTTTCTCCCTCTTTAAGTAATTTACATATTTGTATTATTTTTCGCGTTGTTTTATTACTTTCATTATTTATTAATATATTACGCAATATCCAATTATAGTCTTTTGTTCTTTGAATTGGAATTTTTATTATACTTGCTAGTTTATCAAGTTCATTTAATAATAAATATCTTGTATAATTATCCATTACCTTACCTTAATGAAATTAATTTAGTAGCAATATTTTGTTGAACCATTACTTGTTGTTTATTGTAATTGTTTCGATATTTAACAATTAATGATTTAAGTTGATCAATGTTTTCTTTTGTAGGATTTTCTGTATAACCATCAACAACAACACTAATATCTGCTTCTAATAAAGAAACAACTAATGTAATTTGTTCATATTGAGGTAATAGTCTAAACAAATGTTGTTCTGCTAAATCAAATAATTTATTAGTGCGGCTTTTACGAAATGCTTTTATTCTTAACAAAGATTTCATAAACTCTATTTCTTCTGCTGTATTATATGTTTCAAGAGAAACATCAAATGATGTATGAATAATTTCTTTCTTAGAACGCAACAAGTTGTGTATATCTTTAAGATTTACTTTTTTACTTGTTCCATTTGATGGAATATAATTATCACAATCAACAATTACTTTATCAGATTTTAGCAATTTATGTTCAATATCTTTAAGATTAATTTTTTTCATAATTGTCCCTTTCTTATTGTAATAACTGAGATGGATGTATATGCGAACTGCTATTTATTACTTTTGCGCGTCTTTTTCTTTTTGGACCGAATACTCGTTTAGAATAATCAGAACCATCAGGATAAACTATTTTTATTCCTTGTTCTTGTAATTCTATTTGTCGCATAATAGACAATAGTTGTGCTGCGTCAAATTCATAATCTTTATCAGTAATTACACACATAATTGTTTCGTGAACAGTATGATAGTATTTAAATTTAACTACACTACCATAATTTATGTTGTTATCAACTATTTCTAGGTTAATGAGTTTATTTTCTTTATCAGAGAACTCATCTATATATTTTTTATTATCTGATATTAGAGACACTACAAAGCCCTTTCTCTTTGAGTTTATTATAATTTTTATTATATTATTTAATAGGCGCACTAAATAAAGTTAGAAATCGCCCATTTGATAAAGACTATCACACACGAATTGCTATGTCAAATTGAGATAAAAAAAATTTTTTGATAGGGGTCATTAATCGGGGCATTAATGGGACAACTGATTGAGCTATATTAAAAGCTTTAATATAGGCTATATTAAACCCGGCCGCATAGTATGATATTAAAGTTTTTAATAAAGGCTTTATTTGCGGGAACGGTTATGAACTTAATATAGTAAAAAGTTTAGTGTATGTTTGCAGCACACATTGAAGTTATAATAAACATAATAATATAGGAACTACCCGTATTTAAATGTTTTTTTATACAAAATTGAGTATGCGTTTTTCAACCACACACGCTACATACATATTTTTCAATTTTCTATTTCATTTCAGATTTGTCAATATATGTAGACACTTTATCTAAGAAGGCTACCATAGATCCCGTATATTCCATTCTCCCGATATGTTTTAATTTAATTGAAGGATCAACCCAAACTGAGCCACCTATATCTTGCCAATACCTACAAAACCCATAATCTTCAGATAAAAATCTGTTTTGATGAGTATCAATGTAAGAATTAAAAAACGCATATGTCCATTTCTGTTCTTCTTCGTTTAAGGCATTAGTGTCATCACTATATTTTAGATGAGGATATTCTTTTATCATTTTAAGAAACGCATTTCTAGTAATAAGCATAAATCCAGTGCCGGCATCAAATATTTCTAATGCCCCATTTCTAATATTAACAGTATGAGTTGCTCGATCTTTTACTGGATTCACCACCCATCTAACACTTTGTTCAAGCAAATCTTCAGGTTTAACTCCATTTTTAACATTTTCTGCTACTAAATCCCAATTAACAGATTTAATTGGATAGGCAGCACTCATAATTTCTTGTTTATGCCATAATAGTTTAATAACATCTTCTGGCTCAAACCCAATGTCTGCATCAATAAACATTAAATGAGTCATTTGATCTTGTGCAAGAAATTTTGCAACCATATTGTTTCTTGCCCTGCTAATTAATGAATCAGTAATTGTTGCTACACCAAATTTAATGTTACGATCTCTGCAATACATAATTGTTTTAATGAGCGACATCATAGTTGGTTCGCTTATTAAGCGATCATAACAAGGTATTGCAAATAGAATATTCCATTTGCTGAATTCTTTTTGAGTGATTTCTATCGGCTTTTGGGTCGTTTTGTTTGTCATGGTCTTTATTATACTATACAAAAACGGGCTGGATTGCTCCAGCCCGTTTTTATGTTTAATTGTATAATTATTTCTTATTGGCAATCGCGGGTTTCTTATTCTGAGCGTTATTTGTGTTTTTAGCACCCTCAGTCTTTGACAAATCTACAACTCTGAAATACAAAGTTGAGTTTGTTTTATCAAAGTGAATCTGCACATTCAAATTTAGTCTCTTAGCCTGTGCCCGGATTCTTTGTTGCATTGAATTATATTTTTTACCAAATTCAATGTTGTTAATTGAATATGGTTTTCCATTTTTGCTCGACAGTAGCAATGTGTCAATAATATTTTTCAATTCTTCAGACACTCTGCCTGTTCGTGAAATTACTGGGAAATTACTTGCTTCTTTGATTTGCATTTTATTCTCCTGTAGTTGGTTTTGTTATTTAGCCTTTTGGCTTGGTTGAAACAATAACAGCAAAATTGGTAGCCAACAACCTTTTTAATAAATTTCTTTTTAATTATTTAAAGAAGACGATAAACATTTTTCTAACTGAGCCGCCAAAACTGCATTTTGAAATGTAAGTTCAGATATTTTTTCTAACAGTTTTTTAACAACAACTTCGGCATCAACAGAGTTGATATCTTTTACAAGTTCTGTATCCATAATCCCTCCTCTTCTAATTGTATCTTTGATTGTGAATATCCCGGCGTAAATTGTTTCACATTATGATCATATTTTGAAACCGATTGCATTTCATGAATATCGTCATCAATTGATGTATTGTCTCCCCATATTTCAATTTCAACTTCTGTTTCTATTGACATGTTTTCTATTGCATTAAAAACAGAGCCGGCCAACGCATCTGCCATATCTTTAGAGCCAGAATTTGGGTGATCAATTCTATTATTAGAAAACAATCTTAATTTCAACAATTCATCTTCTACTAAAACTTCATTCCAATAGCCTCTTAAGCGAGTGTCATAAATTGAAGTCATTAATGTATCATAATCAGTTTTTTTAACACTATGAAAGTCAGCATTAATACCCAACGATCTTAAGCTTTGAATCATCTCAATAGATTGCCATCTATCAAATGTTACTTTAGCGACATCAAATTTTCTACAAAGATCAACAATTAATTGTCTTACTGAAGCAAAATTAATTTCTTCACCGGGAGCTGCTTTCCAAGAATATATTAAATCAACATTAATTATTGGAAGCGTTTCTACGCCAACTGATGTTTTAATTTCTTTAAATCCGGAACAATGAGCCATACATAATGCTGTTCTATCTCGTTTAAAACCTAAATCTACATGAATAAAACGCCTATGATTATCTGTGTTATTAAACCATTTATGGAATCTCCCTTCTTCATCAATTGGATCATCAGCATACATAAATGCTTTTCTTACTTTATCTTCATCTCTAAAATAAGCATCTTCCATAGTTGGAGGATCACATTCAAACCTAGATGCAGCTTCAATTGGATTTCTAATATATTCTGATTCTAACTGTTCTCTTTTAATTGTAGGATTTACTTCCCAGGTTGCTGCTTTTATTGACCAAGTTTTTGGCTCTCTTTTCTCCCTAGAATTAAAATATCTTTGTTGAATAAAGTCTCCTTTATATCTAGGAAATGATAATAAAATAACTTTTCCAATATCCGGAAACCGAGACATAACAGATAATTTACTCATGTTATATATTGCAGAAGCAGACCCTTTTGCTCTTACATCTCCCTTTAATTCGCTATCTGTTTTAAATGCTGATATTTCATCCAATATAACCGATAATACTTCATAACCTTCCCAACCTTCACTTTCAGAGTGACCAGAAAATAGTCTTACTGGTCTAGAAAAGAAAAATATTTCTGATACTCTTGGTTCAAAACCAACATTATTAAAATAAGGAGATCCAAGTAATAAATTTTTTAATGGTTCAAAAAATACCCTTTGAGCCTGCTGCGCATTTACAGCAAGGTTTAATAGGTCTATATAAACACCATGAGCTTTACCAAAATAACCTAGGGGGTCTCTTAAACAATGTAATAAATAAACAGTATATGCCATTGATATACGAGCACAATGATCTTTGCCGGAACCTTTACCGAGCATACAAATAACTTCATTGTCTGTATATTGATCATAATAATCTGCGCCTTCTTTTTCACCAAAAATTTTTTGTAAGGTTGTTTTTTTGAAGATTTGGGTGCTATGCTTTACTATTTCAAGCTGAATATCGGAGAGAGGAGGTAAGCCTAAATAATGTTTCTTTTCAACAAAAGTAGGAATATCTACAGGGTTTTCTATAAGTTCATCTTGTCTCAACAATCTATCAAAATCATTAAATTCAAGGTTGATACCAACAAAATCAGACATTGTTTAAATTCCCCCCGTCATAGCAAAAATACCGTTCTCAAATTCTGGCCAATTTTACGACAGTCATCACAATAACACGGTCTCAAATTCTGACCAATTTTACGCCAGTCATCGCAATAATGCGGTCTCAAATTCTGGCCAATTTTGACCTTAAGTGTCAAAAAAATAGTTTTCAAATTACGAGCCCTCTTGAACAACATCCATTTGCCTGCCTGTCATAATTTCAAATGCAATTTCTAATTCTTTTCTAACTTCTTCAGCAATTGCCGGATGTTTTGAAATTACATCTCTTAATATTTTTGATAAAATTTGATTGACATTTTCTGCTTTCTGCATTCTGGCGATGTATTCTCCATCGGTTTGATTCCCACCCAGCAATTTATGAAGTTGAGCTTTTTTTGTAGCAATCTCTCCAGCCAATTTAATTGCTTGGATCCGGGCTGCAACCATGCCATTGTCGGTTGCAATATTAATTGTCTCCCACGCTTCTTTGCTTAATTCATCAAATTCAGTCAAAGCCTTTATTGTATTATATTGAACCTTTTCTAAAAAATATGGGTCTTCATCAATCATTTGATTTAAAATCAATCTATATTCTTGTATATAATCTTTTACTTCATTAGCAGTAAGAGACATTAAAGATGCAATTTCCCTGGTCGAATAGCCTTTTACATGCAAAACACCAACTTTTTCCACATCTTGAATTTTGTTAATTAAACTTTTTTTCTTTACTTGCTCTAAATCTGACATCATCAAATGTAATATCCCTCAGTATATTTTATCACATGACGAGTATAATTAAACGAATTTGAACTCTACTCTTCAACAGAAAAAGCTATCTTTTTATTGGCTGCGTCAGCCGCCTCTCTTAATCTTGGCATTGGTAGCCCATGAATTTTTGTATATTCAACGCGATAATTAAACCACCCTTCAACAGCCTTCCACATTTTGTCATCTGTGTTTTTAGCCAGTTCCTCCATTTCTTCTTTAGATAAAAGATAGCTAAGGACCCCTAATGGCATATATACAACTACATCGTAATTAGGATCTTTGTTTTGACCAAACTTGCTTAAAATAGATTGGAAATCTGTAATCATTTTTACAACCGGCGTTCCGGAAAAGAAATCAACATTGCCATAAATATTTCTTTCTCTTGGGCAAACGTCATCTACTCCAACAAAAGCACCGTAACTTCTACAAACCATTGGTCTGTACGAATAAATTGTGCACCCATTTTTATAAAAAGCACATTTTCTCTCTGTTTTACCACCAAACTCCCATGTTGGATCATTCATTGCTTCTTTTAATAAAGAAATAACAGAATTGTACCATTCATCAGCATATTCCTTACCTTTATCTTCTAAATGTAAATAGAATTGTTTAGTAATGTTATAAGCAATGTTGGCACATTCTGTCATGTGTATTGTTAAACCAATAGTGCAGCAATGACCGGCCCCGAGGCATTTGTATTTTGTTTTATTTTGACTCGCTTCTATTAGCCTTGCGCTGTTATAAACCATATCAAGTTCAGCAAAAATTCCTAAATCACCTAAAGCAACTTGTCTTTGCATTTACAGCCCTAAATTCTTCTTTTTCAACTGTATCATTTTCCTTCTATCTCTTTTCATCTGCTCTGCTTTTTGTTGCATTGAAGACTTTGGCTTTTTTGATGTGGATGCTAAATTGCGACCCTTGCCCCTAAACTTAAGCAAATCGTATTTATCGCACCAGTTATATAACCCTTGAGGGCTAATTTCTATATTATAAGTTTGTTTTAAAAGTTTAACTATATCAGTTAAGTTCATGCGTTTTTTAACATAATGCTCATACAGCCAACTTTTGTCTTTATAGGGTTCTAGGGCCATTTTCCAATCCTATTAAATGGTACCATAATCCAATACCGATTGCGTCAACAATATCATCATCTTCTAAATTATTTTTAGGAACTTTAAAATATTTTACAATAATGTTTCGTACCCTATCTTTTCTTTCTTTTTTTCTCTTAATTTCTGTATCAAAAATTAATTTATCCTGTTTAGAAAGATTTTCGTATCCAATATTTCTTTTCCAAATTATTGGATTAATATCCAAAACTTTAAAACAATAATTTTGCACTACGCCCCATGTATAGCCAATAATGTATGAAATGATCCGGCTTGTTTGAAAATTTTGAATATATACAGATTGCTCAATGACACAAACAGAAGGGTGGTGTTTTTTACAAATTGTTTTAATCCCATCATTGATTTCGTTAAATTTTATAGCAATATCGCTATTTTTTGTAAATTTTATTTTACCACAATCAATTAATTTACATTTGTTATAGGCTGTGGTTTTTAATCCAAAGTTGCTATTGTTTGTAGATTCAATTATTGCCCAGCCAAGAGAATGAGAAGATGGATCTATTGATAAAATAATTTTATCTTGGCTAACAATATTTTTTAAATTCATTTCATTTCATCTCTAAGTTTTTTTTCATCCCAACCCCAATCAACCAATCTTTGTATATATCTTTCTTGTTTGCATTTTTCGCATATATCTTCTTTGTTATATCTAGACAATATTGTTGTACATGCCTTTGTTTTGCAAACTCTTACTTTATTTTTATTACGTTTTTTTTCGTAATATTTTTCTAATAATTTTTTATTAGTAACCACTTTTCTGCATGCAGCAGAACAATATATGCTATTATAAGATTTAGGGATAAATTTTTTTTTACAATCTAAATTTTTGCATACTTGTCTTTTTTGTTTATCATTGTTCAACACCTTCTCTCCAACACAATGCAGACAAATTACAAGAAGAACAATTTTTAGATGTTCTTTTGTAAGGTCTGTTGGGGATACTGCCTTTAAGGTAGTTCCCATAAATTTCTATATATTTATTAAATAATTTATCTATAAAATCTTGATCTTTTTCTATATAAATTGGTAAAATTTCTTGATTATTTTTACATTCATAAATTACAAAACCGCCATCTAAATTAAGACATTGCATGTATATTTGAGCCTGACGATGATGTTCGTCTTTTGGCTTCTTGTAAAGCTTTCTATAGTGAAAACCTTCTGAGCTTATTGATTTTAATTCAATTAATTTATCTCCATGCCAATTAATAATTCCATCAGCAGTTCCTTCAATTGGGGGCGATACATAAGTTATAGGAATTTCTTCTGCGACCAAAATTCCCATTTCTTTAAAATAATTATAAAACCTTGTATGAACCGCATGTCCATTGTCAAAAATTCTAAGAGTTTGAGCTTGAAAATCGGGAGTAATTGAAACCCCTTCAAACATATAATACCAATAACGAGAGCATTGATTGGTATAACTTGGATGAAACCCGTTGACTTTTTTAAACTCTACTTGATTTCTTTTTAATAAACTATCATCAATTGATTTGTTTAAAGTATTTTCTAATTCATTAATCGTTAACTTTTCTACAACTGGTTCTTTTACAACTGGTTGCCTTAGTTTTTTTAAAGATTTCATTGCATAGCCCCCTTCGCGGCTAGTTTTAAAGCGTTTATATTTTCAGTTAATGCCTCATACATAGTTTTCCAAATATCGTTTACAAACTTATCTTGATCATTCATAACAGCAGATTTGCGCTTAAAAATTTGCGATTTTACAATCATTAATGTCCTATAACCTGCCAATAGATTTGCTGCTTTAATTGCTTGCATACCAACATAATGTTCTGGATTTTGTACAATATCTTCAACAATACGCAAGCACTCTAAAAATTCATCTGCCTTGTCTCCCATCATCGCAGTAATGATGTCTTTATTTACAATAATATCTGCCATTACAAATCCTTTTTTAAATCTTCTGTCTTAACAATTGCTTCTTTATAAAAATT